TATATATCCCAGTTACGGCAGCGATGAATGGAGCGATACTTACTGGTGTTCGTGCCGAGGTGATTACTGCTGATGCGGGTGGTCCAGTAAATGTCGATTTAGCTAGGGATCGAGGTGGTTCGGTTGTAGATATGCTCAGTACGAATCTTACGATTGATTCTACCGAGAAGAGTTCCGATACGGCGGCTGCTGCGGCAGTTATAGATACGGCAAACGATGATTTGGCAACGGGTGATCTGGTTCGTATCGACGTAGACGATGGAGAAGGAGCAGACGGGTTGATCGTTACGATGGAGTGGTCATTATGAGACAACTTCTTTCACTGCTTATTTTACTCGCTTCGGTTGCTCTGGCTAGGGCCGACGGTTCCATTGACTTCAATGGCACGACCTCGAAAGCCGAAAATACCACGGGCAATGTACTAAATGACGTTGAGCAGATCACTGTTTGTGCATGGACTTACGCAGACGGCATGGGAGAGGGATCACTAGGGGTAGTTTTTGATATTGGTGCTGGTACTTTTGGATTTCGGCACGACAATTCAGCCAACAAGCTGAACGTGCATAAGTTGGGGACCACTACGGGTGAATGGAACTTTGCAGCGAGTGACAATCAATGGAACGCCGTCGCGGTTCGTTTAGACTTCTCTGCTGACAATGCACCAACGATACGGGTCAATTTTGCTCCGGTATCACTCACTACGGAGTCTTCACCAGTCGGAATTCAGGGTGCCTTACCTGTAGGCTATTTAATAGGCAATCGCTCGAATCAGGCTAGAACGTGGGACGGTCGGTTGGCTTATATTCAGGTATTCAACGCAATACTTTCTGATGCAGACTGCGATCAAACTCTACGGGTTCCAGGATCAGTAACTACCAACCGTCGTTTGTACGTGAGAATGTTGACGAGTACTGACTTGACCGACCAGTCTGGCAATGGGTTTAATGCTTCTGGAACTAGTTTGGCGACCGGGGCTGGTGGACCTCCAATAGGGAATTTTCCCCAAGTTATTTTTGGTTTGTTGCAGGGAAAGAAAAGTCACCTCGTGTGTGAGGTTAAGAGATGAGGAAGCTATTCCTATTATTGATCTTCCTACTGGTATCGCCACTGTGGGCTGCCAACGAGATTGAGTACGACGATCCGTCGATTACTGGGCAGACTTTGTACGTTGTGGTGAAGCAGGGAACAAATGCCCTGACTACTGGCACCACAATGGCTGCATATACTACGACACGCAGCGACTTCGATCAGGCAATGACGGAAACGGGTACAACAGGATTATTCACCTATTCGTTTCCGGCTCTCCCGGCTGGCAAATATACTTGGGTCATTTACCAGGATGCTAATGATGATGCAACTCCAAGTCACGCAAACGATATTGGTTTAGCTTTAGGAGCAGGAGATTGGGACGGAACTAGTTTTGGGACTGATCTTGTGGCTGTAGATGGCAATACAACATCTCCTTCAAATATGAACGTGGTGTTTTCTACTGATTTTGCCGATAACTATAATACAACCAATAATCAGTGGGAAATTGATGCAGCAGGTGGAGAAACTCTATTAGCGTCTGGCACGGCCCAAGCTCAGGTAGACCCCCCTCCGAATACAATTAAATTGGCGGCTGATGAGACTGACGAAGCAGACTTCTTTAACGAGACAATCATTACCATCGTGGGTGGTGCCGGTGTGGGACAAGCCCGGTCTGTACTTGATTCTGACGGGGACGATGCGGGTCAGGTTTTGACAGTAAATCGTGCGTGGGTGGTGCCAGTAGATGAAACTAGTGAGTATGAGATCACAAAGTGGGGTCAGGTCAAACCTCATGATGCTTCGATTGTGGGTGAAACATTCAACATTCCTCCTGGGGCAGGTAGCTCTATCAATACAATTGTCCACGACGAGGTGGAGAATGTTGTAGGTGCCAATGGAACTTTGTTGTCCGATATTCCCTGGAATGCAGATTGGGATGCTGAGGTCGAGAGTGAATCTGAGGATGCACTGAATGATTTTGGCTACTCAGCAGCCAGAGCAGTAAAGTTGGATTTTCTTGACGTTGCTGTAAGTGAAGGTGCCGGTAATGATCTTACCTTACTGGAAGGTTCGTCGGATATCGAGTTTAGTACGACTTCTGTAGTGTATATTGCTCCTCCTGCTCCTGGTATTGAGGATTATCCAAAAAGTCTTGTTGGAGCAATGGTGCTAATCACGAAGACTGGAGAAGAGCCAGAAAGATCACGAGTTTCTGCACACACAGTTGGACAGAATACACTTACAGTAAGTCCAACCTTTTCATGGGCACCTGACGATCAAACAACGGTACAGATTTTGGCAACTCCTGAACAGTTGAATAATTTGGACGTTACAGTAGGGTCAAGACTGGCTGATGCGAATGCTGTGGCTAGGGTGCAGACTGCGGTTGAAAACAATCACCTCGATCATCTTTTGGCCGTTACCTACGATCCGTCCGCGAAGCCTGGTGTTGCGGGGGCATTATTGAATAAGTTGGTCGAAGGTGGAGGGGGTGGAGTAGCAACCAACCCACGGTGGACCGAAGAGGCATTGGAACTGACTCCACTTGGGGAAGGAGGGTTGACGGTAGATGAAATTGCTGATGCAGTTTGGGATGAGGCTTTGCCCGGAGCGTATGACGCTGGCAGTGCTGGAAAAATGGTTGGAGACAATCTCGATGCTGCGATTAGTTCCAGGTTGGCAACAGCAGGATATACAGTGCCACCGAGTTCGACGACGATTAGGGACGCCATTCTCAATCAGGATTTGACGGCTTATGTAGGTGCAACTTCTGCTGGCTTATTGCTCAAGAAGTTGAACGTGACTGGAACTTTAGCCAATTCGGATGCTGCCGATACCTACAAAGCGAACGTAAGTGGTTTGGCTACTCAGACGAGTGTAGATGACATTCCGACCGTAAGTGAGTTCAATGCCAGAACGCTTCCATCTGCTGATTATGCTACTGACGCCGCTTCTGATGCCATCGGCACAATCGTCGCGGACATTTACACTGCTTACGAACTCGATGGAGCAGGTCCAAATTGGCAGTTGAAAGTATCGGCAGTGGATCAAGTATGGGCTGTTGGTACAAGGGCATTGACCGACAAAGTTGGTTTTTCTCTGACCCAGACGTTTCCAGCCAATTTTGAAGATTTGGCAATTGAGGATACCACGGGCAAGGTCACAACCAACAATACAGACTTCCAGCTTGCACCAGAGGACATTGATGCTATCGTGGATGGAGTCATCGCAGAACTTGGAACAGGAGTTCTTGGACCACAGGTTTGGGATTATCTGGCTTCTTCGGTTGTAACTAGTGGGTCGATGGGCAAGTTGGTTAAGGATATGCTCAATGCTACAGTCAGTAGCCGTGCGGCACCTGGAGCAGAGATGGCATTGATGAACGATGCTCTCACCGGAGCAAAGATTGATCCCACTGCCGTCACCGAGATTCAAGCCGGATTGGCTACGGGAGCAGCCGTTACAAATGTTCCGGCGGCAGTTAGAACAAATCTGGCTACTGAGTTGGCCAGAATCGACATTCCAATTAGTGACGCGACGACCGACTTGCAGCCGGTGCTAGATGCCATCGCGGCGATTGATCCGACCGGAGTGTTAGGAAAATTCGCAACTATGATTGTTCTGGATGGGGCAGATCAGGAATTCAAAGCGAGTGCTCTGGAGGAGGCTCCTACGGCAGACGTTAATCTAACGCCAGAACAGCTCACCACATTGGGGGACAACATTGTTGAAGCGGTAGGAACGAGTGGTGGTGGTACATTGACGGCAAGGGTAGGACAAGCATCTCTGGCCCCGGATAAATTTTTGCCGATAATTCAAGGAGAGGAAAAGACAATCACGTTCATCGTGGAAGCTGTGGGTCGATTTAACGAGGCTCAGGCGGAGACGATTACGGTAAAGATGAGAGGTCCAGGAGCAAACGCCACGACGATTCAAAAGGACACAGACGATGATCCGGCTGCATTTGTGAGAGTCACAGAGGAACTAGATGTGCAGGTATTCCGTGTGACTCTCGATCCAACAGATACTGCTGCTCTATCGGCGGGATTGACAAGGATCGAAATTGATTTTGACAATCAGAAGGCTATGCTCACCCATAGTGTTAAGATCGTAGAATCAGTGGAGGATTAGAATGTCCGTTGAATTTTTTACTACAGCCGATGCGGTGGGTGGGATCATTGAGCTAGATGAAGAAATAGACCTAACTCCCTTCATTGAAACGGCCCACAATATTATTGAACGGACATGTTTGGATTCTGACTATGACGATGCAACTTTAGAATTGATTGAGCGGTGGCTGTCTGCCCATTTTTACGCCATTCGAGACCCCAGAACGATAGCGGAAGCAGTGAAGGGAATTTCGGAAAGGTATGAGAGTGGGATAAGTGGTTCAGCTAAAGGTACAGGATTTAGTTTGACCCGCTATGGCAGGCAGGCGATGCTGTTAGACACGGATGGGAATTTGGCGGCTCTGGACAATATTGTGACGATGGGTGGTAGGATCAAAGGAAGTATCACCCATATAGGAACTAATTACGATCCGGTTTGGTAGGATTCCGATGAGACTGTTAACTAAGATGTTGAAACAGGAAGCAGTGTATTGGGAACCGGATGGGGTAGACCAATTTGCGCAAGAACGATTCCTTTTGCCGGTAGACATCAAATGTAGGTGGGAGGATGAATTAGAGCAAGGAATAGATGAAACCGGGAATGAGACCATTTTTGTTTCTACAGTGTATGTGGATCGGGACGTGAGGGTGGGTGGTAGGATTATGAAAGGGACCGTAAATGATTTGGAAGGACCAGCACCCCCACAGGAATCTCATAGAGTAAGACGTTTCGACTTGATCCCGACACTGGATGCTAGACAGTTTTTGAGAACTATCAAATTGTGATAAAGTCCGACGATGTGAGAACTTAATGCCACGTCTACCATTATATCGTTTGCCCTCATATCTCGCCGATCTTCCTCACTTCGGTCCTGGTAGATTACCAATGGTGGTAACTATAGAGACGATAGGGATTCCGAATAATATACGAGGTTTGAAGAAGTGGAACCGTAATATGGAAAGGGCGGCGGAGAGGGGAGTAAAGAAAGCTACCAAGTTCTTGCTCAAAGAGACGTTGAAGGTGACACCCAAAAAGACAGGGATTCTGAGGGATAGTGGCAAGACGGAATTTAGGGGCAAAGGTAAAAATATTGAAGGTATTGTCTATTTTGACGAAACCGAAGCTCCTTATGCAATTTACGTTCACGAAGACCTAGAAGCATACCACAAACCTCCCACTACCGCTAAGTTCTTGCAAAAGACCCAGTATGAAAAGAGGGGCGAGATTTCTAGGATCATTCGGGAAGAGTGTGCGAGAGCGAGACCAACTTGACAAAAGTAGTTGGAATATTCGATAATGATTTTGGCTGAGCAGGTAATAGCGGAGTTGTTGAGAAAGTATGATGCGGGCACTTATCCCGATGATAACTTGCCGTGGCCAGTATTTGTTGGAAGGTTGCCCACGGAACCGGATGAATGTATTGCAGTCTACAGAGTTGAAATCCCAACAGAGGGCAGAATCCATAGAATAGGGACTGCTGGTCACGAAGGTTTACAAGTTAGAAGCCGCCATAAGGAGTATGAGCCGGCACAGAAGAAGATTTTGGAGATAGCAGAGTTGTTTGACCAGGTACTACGAGATGAGGTTACTTACGAAACTGGTAGATATAGGATCAATGCAATTACTCAAACAACCAGAGCGGCATGGATTGGCCCCGATCCAAACAACCGAGCCAATTTTGTTTTGAACTGTATGGCTTCAATCAATGAGGTGTAGATAAGAAAGAGGTGAAATTATGGCAGTTAGGTTGGATGACGGATTCCAAACATTGGTACAGATAACGGATGTGGACGATCTTACGGTCAACGATGTTGACCTCGTTGGTGAATATGCCGGTAGTTTATACTTCTGGGAGAAGCGAGTAAAACCCCCAGGTATGGTCGGCGGCGGGCCGAACGATACTACCACTATGAGGAATGTCAGATGGAGAACTCAGAACTCCAAGTATCTGATTACATTGTCTGAAATGACGATGACCGTAGCCTATGACCCGGAAAGCTACGATGTAGTAGTAGGTTTAGTGCAAGTTCCGGCGGTGGTAGATATTCTTTGGCCAGACCTTTCATTTTTGTCATTTATGGGGTTCTTAGATGAGTTTAATCCGGGTGAGATTACGGAAGGGGCACAGCCGGAGGCAGATATAACGATTGTGCCGACCAATCAATATTTTGATGGCACCGAGCTAGCCCCCGTTTATACCGCCCCCGGTGGTCAGCTCCCAGATTGGACACCGTATCCGTGATATTGCGGATTGTCGTTGCGGATTGGTCGCGGGCTGAGATTTGTTACACAGCTAGCAGCCCACGGCTGCCCGCGTGACGCTGGCCGGGCTGGTGGGTGCGTATTGGAGCTGGCCCCACGTTGGAACGCAGCACAAGCGAAGCTAGCCCGGTTAAAATTGAAATTACCCATTTTACCAGATACGACAAAATGTCGTATCTCAACCCGGAGAATAACCGATGATTACCACGGTACAGGGGTCGGAGTTGGATTTGGCGTTTGACACGACGGAGGGGAAACGAACGGCTACCCGAAAGACGGCCATTATTCGAGTAGAACAGAAGGACGTTAAAACTACCATCATTGGATTGTCGGACGGCACGGAGTATGAGGTGCCAGAGCCGGTAGACGCAGTGCTGGCTACATTGCACGAGGGGCAGCACGGCCCATCTGCACGGGGAGGTCCAGGTAGAGGAAGGCGGGAGAGGGCAGCATTTGCAGAACGCCCGGATAGACGACCTCGACAGGGCAATTTGAGCAAGCGTAGTACACGCAGTAACATATTGTCAAACCCCTCCCGACTGGAAAGATTACGGAGGGTTCGAGATGAAAAGCTCGCAGAGGTTCAAACTCAACGGGAGGAACCCCAACCAGAAGAACGCGAAACTGTACGTCGGGGCAGAAGTTAATATTTTACAGCGATACCAACATAGGAGAATAAAATGTCCACAGAACGCAGGGTAGAAGAGTTTGATTTAGAATTGGAGGAGATGGATGTCAAATTAAAACTGAATGGTCAGGTACGAGAATGTGTTTTGCGGGAGTTGGATGGATTTGAAAGGGACCAATATCTCAATTCTCAGCGGGGTAAGATCGAACGAGGAACCCAGAATCTAAGGGATTTCTCGGACGTACAATCTTCTCTGATTTCGGCTTGTCTGTTTGAGAAAAACGGTGAACGAATTCCGGTGAAAGAGGTGAGGGAGTTCCCATCTAAAGTTCAAATGCGCATCTATAAATTGTGCATGGAACTCAACGGATTTGATATTGTTGCGGAGCAAGAATCAAAAAACGTCTAGACCCGTCAGGCGAGACTGTGATCTGGCATCGCTTGGCGGTTAAGTTGGGCTGGCCGGTCCAATTATTGCAGCGGTTGACAACATCGAAAGAGTTCAATCGTTGGAAGACGTATCTAGCGATGGAACCGAATGAGTTCAATCCGCTGTTCTACTACCTGGCTGCTATCGCATTTATCATTGCTAGGGTGAATGCAAAAAACCCAGAACGGATTAGGTTGGAGGATTTCTTGCTCAAGTTTGAGGCCAAAGCAAAGAAAGAAGAGGGAACACCTCTATGGCAGCAGTCAAAGGCGGCGTGGTTGTCGGCATTAGGAATTAAACGGCCCAAGAAAACTCCTCGAAAGAAACACACACATAGGAAATCCATGAGAGGTTGAAATGCCGTATAGTTATGATCTGCCGAGACTGGTTACTAGGATTGCTATTGATACCGTCTACATGGGTAGGGGGTTGTCTCTAGCAGAAAGGAAGATGCAAGAACATGCTATTCGCATGGGACACATAGGGACTACACTGTCATTGGCGGTATCGGTTCCTGTACAAATAGCACTTGCAGCAGCAATTCGTACTTTTGCTGAACTTGAGGACTCTGCAATTAAAACTATGAGTAGAATTGAAGGTGGTACTAAGGAGATGGCTTATGAATTAAATCAGTTTTCGATTGAGCTGTCTCGAACGATTCCATTTCCTGCACTAGAGATACAAGAGGCAACCGATCAAATTACTAGATTTGGCAAGAGTATTATATTTGCTAAGGGAGCTGCTGAAGGTATGGCAAAGTTTGCATTTGTTGCCAGGATGAAGGACATTAGAACGGCAACCGATGATACTATGCAAACTTTCATGGCCCTTGGTTTAGAAACTGGGAACCTCCGAGAAGACCTTTCCAGACTTCGTGACTTAGAGGAAAAAATAATTATCACCCAACAAGCTACTGGATTTACCGGGGAGGCGATGCTGGATGCCTTCCGTACTGGAGCAAATCAGGCTAGGCAATTTGGTCTCAGTCTTAAGGACTATGCAGCGACTCTGAAAGCCATTCAAGTATCTGGGAAAGAAGCTGGCGAAGTTGGGACTAGTTTTAATATGGCCATGCGAGCTATTATGTTTTCGAGAGGTAAAGTTCCTAATGTGTGGAAGGCACTACTAGGAATTGATCCTGGGGAAATGCAAAAACTAGACCCTATAAAACAACTAGAACTACTTAGTAGAACCATACGGTCGTTTCCAAAAGAGGACCTACCCAACGTATTCAAAGAGTTGCTGATTGAACCGAGACAGGTATCTCATGTAATGGGAATTTTACAAAATATTCCTGCTCTTAAATCGTTTAGGGAAGAACTAGAACGAGTAAATGTTATTGAGGAACAGTTTGCAGAAATGGTTAAATCAACTAAGGCACAGTTGGTTCTCCTTTGGAATACTTTCGTTGGACTTGGGCAAGGTATTGGTGGGATTGTAGTTAAACCTATACTACTGTTTCTCAAACTATTGTTTGCAATTGCTGTAGCCTTCGAGACGGTATGGAAAGCGATGGCTCAAATTCCCATCCTGGGACAGTTTGCTTCTTTTATTATGCAAACCGTTGTTGCTCTTACCTTATTAGGATTGGCTACTTCTGGTCCTGCAATGCTATTCTATAGTTGGTTGTCAAGACTCGGGCCAATGCTAGCTCTTGGAAGAACTAGACTGGTACAATTTATTTTTTCTTTATTGGCTGTAAGTAAAACCATGAAGGCAAAAATATATGGTGCTCCGACAACATTTGCAGGCCTCTTTCAAGTTGCTGGATGGAATAAACTGTCAACTGGAATTAGAAGTGTAGTTACATCCCTTGCGGCTGTTCCCGTTTCTGGGTGGATAGCACTTGGAGTTGCAATGACGGGTGTTGTGTATGGACTTAGTAAAATAATAAATAAGCTGAAGGAAACAAAACAAGAAATTTTAGCTCTCAGAGAAGGATTCCCAACAGGAATGTTTATGGATAAAGTTCCAAGGTTTAAGCGATTCACGACCCCAAGTGAGTATCTGAGAACATTGTCCGTATTGGAACGTGCTGATATGTATTTCCCTCCTCATGCTCTAAGACATTCCCACGAGAAACTTTTAGAACAAATAAATAAAACGAGAGAAGATTTGGAGAAGAATCTTCAATCCCCCGTTTCTATTGCAGCTAAGAAGGAGCTTCTAGCAGAGGCCAGAAGATTGAGGGCTATTACGGAGGAAGAGCACCTAAAAGCACTCGAACTAATAACAAAACCCCCTGAAGTGGAGGAGATTTTAGGAACCAAAAGATATAGGAAAACCATGAAAGAGGGTAGAGCGGGTGAGTTTGGATTCTTTTCTGCTACTACTTATGGAACGGAGGCCGAGTACCGGGCTAGAGTTATAGGGCAACAATCCCTACTCGGCGCTTCCACTGGAATCTTACAAGAGACCAAACGAGTTAGGGAACAGGTTACCGAGATTCACCGGCATACTCGAGATACGGTTGAAGAACTACGAAAAGGTAAACCCCGACCAGCAAATCTGAAGTGATGTCATGCCAACCCAAGATGGATTAGATACACTACCCGTACTTGATGAATATAGTCATATTGTCTGGTGCAAATATGATGAAGACTGGACCAGAAATAGAGAAGAAAGTATTGGTCAAATTCATGTCTATCAAATAGTTTGGAAGGTCCAGACTAATAGTAATAATCTTCTTGGTGTACAGGTCTTATCTGACTTACGAAGTTTACTTGATGCAGAGATTGCCAATCCAAACTTCGATCCAATACCACGTCTAAGTTTTTACTATGGCCAACAAAGTATTCCTTGGGCGCAAGACCCTAGTTCCTTCTGTGTCAACATTTCCTGTGAGATTATTGACGTACAAGACCCTTCACTCTGGCGTGTAATAGCCGATTATGGTCCTGTTACTGAATCGGGTCCTCAACTACTGGACAAAGAACCTTTATCACAAGACCCGATGAAGTGGCCTTTTTTTCGTTGGTTAGAAATTATCGACGATCAAGAAGTTGTGGAAACGGCAATTTGTCTTGGTATTCCAGAGTTTCTGGAAGGCTCTGATTATGCCGGAAAGCAATTTACGGGTAATTTCCTTTCTCTCCATACTATTTTTAGAGGACCCGATTATAACAACAAAGAACCCGGTCCAATCGTTAATTCAGCAGGACAGCAAACAATTGACCCTCAGATGGAATTATCCCATAGGATGATTTACAATGTTCGTGTCAACTATCCTAATGAATACTATGCAATGTTACTTAACGAGCTTTATGGACAGACGGTTCATGCCCCTGATGCCGCTACTTATGGATTAAATAATGCTTATACGGAAAATCCGATTGAGAGTCAGTATTTTGAACATGCCGCAACCCAGATGTTTCGCATCCTTGGTTTCCCCCACGGGACATGGAAATTTCTTGTTGCCATACCGGAAATAAAGGAGTGGAGAGTAGATAATGAAGATGGAGATGGGCCTACTCAGTATGCTTCGACAACAATCAAGTTTGAGATTAAGTTAGGGAAACGCATCGAGTGGGGAGATCAGATTTATTACTCCGGTTGGAATCGTTTAGTGCTGAATAATGGTCAGGCTTGTTTCAAAAGAGTTAAAGATGAGTATGGGGTTGAGGGAGCATTGATTTATGATCCTCAAGATCCTAATAAGAAATTACTTTTCCCGACTCAAGCATGGAGAGTAAAAGAGGGGGAAACCATAAAAATCCAGCCCACAAATAAAGACGAGCTTGAAGGATTGATGGACCTAGTAGAAACCTCCGAACCAATCAACCTTCGACCCGATGGTACTCAGCATACCGATCCTGATGAACAACCAGATCATATCTGGTATCTGAACTTGCGCCCGGCAAATTACTTCAAAATTACAGGATATTATTCCACTCCAATAGGGGATCCTATGCCAGTACTTCCCGTTCTGGGCGGGGCAGAAGTTTTTCCCCCGCCTCCGCCGTGGCTCAATTTACCTACATTTCCATAACCTTTATGGAATACTACTTTACCCCATCTGACAGGGCAAAGATTCAGACGGCAATCAACGAGATTCGCCAGTTTAGCTCTATCCTTACATCGGTAAGAAGACGTAGGACAAAGCCTGGGGGGAGGCAGCTCCCACTCTACCAGCTCATTCGGGGAGAGGTGAACGATTATGGGGCTACCGACGGCTCTCAGCCTTATACTGAACTTGAGAACGTCATTGAGTTTGAAGAAGATGCTATTCTACCTCGTCCAGAGCCAATCAAAGTAGCAGTAGACGGTGCTGTACTCGCCTCTGGTGATATTGTGTGGGCGGCTTACCACAAAGAGTATCTAACTGACCCCGATACGGTAGATTGGGTACGGATTCCAACGGCTGAAGGTGCTCCTCCACTAAGAAGGTTTGAGATAGTTGAAGGAAAATATACCACGGATCAGGATGTATTTGTGAGATGGTTAGACTTTGATGGCAATATGGTTGGCGATCCAGATTATCCAACTTTGATCTACGACCCGGAGGAATTATTTGCTGGACAGGCTGCTAATTATCTACCAGAGTCATATCCAAAAGGGTTTCGGGGAACGGCATTAGTTCGTGCTGATCTGAACGAATATACCAGTGAAGAGTATGCTCTAGAGGCCCCACGTTGGGAAATTATAGGAATGGAAGGGTGGGCAAAGTGGATTACTGCCACTTATGAGGAAGAAGATTACACATTTGAAGATATCAGGAAAGAACAACCTTGGTTTCGTTTCACCGGGGTTTTCAATTATCGGGGTGGTTGGGACCGAAAACCTCCTCAGAATGTAGGAGAGCCGATTCGGTGGGCCGATGACGTAGAGGACCCTCTGGTAGAACCAATCATCGGGGATACGGTACTTTTGAAATTGGTGGATGCCGACGGGTGGGACTATGACGAAGTGCCGGTTGGGTGGGAAGATCAACCGTGGATGCCTTTATATCTTCCGGTTGCTGTGTTTGAGCGCAATCAATTGGTAATGGTTGCCGAAGCGTCAGACTATGAATATGAATATGAGACCCCCGAAGGGTCTCCTATTAACAAGACAGGAGATGTATTTCCAGGTCGTCGGGGGAATTCGGTTGGTATTTTCCCATCGACATTCGATTTTACCAGTACTTGTTGGATCACTGATTTAGCTGACCAGTCTACACTACCGAATCATTCCAAGTACATAGGTCGATTTGTTGGACTATATAATCCCGATCCAGAGGGAGAATATGGGGGAGATGAAAGGCCAAGATTTGCAATTAGAAGCGGTGGAACTGGGGGTGGTGATGTTATTATTGCTCTGATTGAAGACGATATAGAAGGAATAACTGAGGACGATCCACCAACTAAGTTGGAACAATCTGACTGTGATGCATTAAATCTGTGGGGATTCACTCCCGTCACAGTAGAATTGAAGTATTATATTGATGATTCCGACTATGGTTATGCTGGTGGGGAGCACTTTATTTTAGCTACCGAAGAGGGAGATTCCTATGATTATGGTTGTCCAGTATATTCCACTAGGACATTTTATTATTTGGATGCAAAAAGGTTTGAAACTGGCACCTATACAAGACAACAATATGAGGCTGTCCATGATGACTTGGGGGAGAATGATCTGTGGCCTCCAGAGGGAACAAATCTAGAGGAACATTGGAAACGGAGATATCGTGTGTTGACAATCAATTCAGTCATTATGATTCGCACCTGTAAAGTTTTACCTCCCCCATCAATATCAGAAGTATTAGGTGGTTCTTGAGAAATGCAAGCTGGAATAGATGGAGTCGGTTGTTGTGATGTTCCTGATGCTGTTTGGGGAGTCTCCTCCAATGCCCCACACTTTCTTGAGTTGATCGACGCAGGGGATGGTGTTCTTTTCCCTTATGATCTAAGGGGGAACAACGGTTACCTTGATGTTCTGCCGGACTATCCTGGAAACAAGGAAATAGTCCCTATAGTTGTTCCACGGCAAGTTGATGGGGTATTTCCCTTCTTTGCAGCTAGGGTTCCATCTAGCTATCCTTATGCCTATTGTGAAGACCATCCACCAATGAGTTCTGCTGATCCTGAGGCAGAAGAACAGTGGAAGGTGGAACTATCTGAACTTTGGCGGCATAAGGATGAGGAGGCTCCAACCCCCGATGTTGTTCCAGGTTGGGGATTGGCCTTTTCATCGAGGGCAATCTATGTTGATGGGAAGCAAAGTTATGTTAACTATAGGATTTACCCAAAACAGGAGGACGGAGACTATTCGCTCAGTGCTTACGAGATACAACCTTGGGCAGTGCATGGAACTCATGCAATCATAGATATTGACAAGGAGGAAAGAATTGCCCTGTATCCAGTCGAGTATTTCAATTTTCCAACTAGTCCAACTTTGATGGAGAGTATGTATAGTTCATTCGTTCCATCAAACACTCTCAATACGGCTGGATTAGAACGACTCGAACCAGCAAACGATCAGTATTTTGGACTTGAATACTATGTTGGTTCAGAGTATGATCCATCGAAGCCAATCGAAAGTCATACTTGGAAGGTGTTTAGGGTTAAGTATGAAGGAACCCGGCTGGGTTCTCCAGGTATTGAAATCTTTTGTACCACTGATAACCACGGGATAGTTGGTGATCCAGCAATCCCATATAGTAACGATCATATCATTATGCTCCCTGCTGTGCGGGCATATATTGACACTTCTCTACCCGAACCTGATGAGTGTTGGGTTTGTGCAAAAACAATTGAGGGTGATCCAGAATTGGTTGTTGGTCGCTGGTTGCAAAAGGTGTATCGTACTGGTGTCGGAAGTGAGGATGAAGAAACTGGGGCCGCTGATGGCACGTTGACCCCTGGTGAAATCGAGAAGACAATTCTTCCCACAACTCAAACTGACGAGGATTTTCCGTCTGAGAATTGGGCTGATCTTCGTGTCTGGTGTTACAATCGGATATGGGACTATATCAGTAATGAGCCAAAGGATTTATTGTTGTTTACTTCATCTGGGGAAATAACAATTGAGGAGCCAGTCATCGTATTTGAAGATGAAATGGATGCCAACCCAGAACTTGATATCAATATCAACCTTCCAGAGGGATTACAGTTTGTCAATGGTGGAAACCCTATTGGCAATCTTTGGATCGTTGACGATTCTGATTCTCACAGTGGAACCTTTTCTGCAAGGGTGAATGACAACACAGTTACTGAAGGGATAACATCTCTATCCATTACGGTCAATGTTAGGACAGCAAGTAGTCCTATTTCCTTCTGGTATAGACATGATAATCGGAGGGCTCATGCCCTGCCACCTCACGATCTAATTCCAGTTCCCGATGTTGAGAATACTTTTATCTTTTCAGTAGATGGAGTTCCAAAGTTAACTGTTACCAACTCAACATTTACCGATCATAGCGACTATACAACTTGGTATCAACATACTGAATCCCTGCCCGCTGGAACGCATACTTTAACTTGGAAGTTTACCAGAGTTCACCCTCATACGAGCACATTTCAGGAAGCTATTGGAACATGGTTAGACAATATCGAATTTCCAGAGGTGTTGATCGGTGATGATATCAACGGAACAAAAAGGTGGTGTTACGATGGGGAGAAAGTGATCAGTCTCGAAAATCTTTGGTCGTGGGCGAAGCGAGATGATGAAGCTGGGTCAGTAAGTCTTGATGGAAGGGGAACGACCATACCATACTTTGTAACGATGGATCGAAAGGGGAGATTATTGATTGGGAATCCCCACTATGTTCTCCGATTGAACCAAGACAGAACACTTGATGAGTCTCATGGAGGTGCAAGATTCGATCCTGGTATTGATAGTGATGAGAGTGGGGGATATGTTCGGTTTACTGCTTCTCCCAACGTCTACAATAATCTGGACCCTCCGTGTAATGATCCAGATGTCCCAATTCTCCAACCTGATCCATTAGATGATCCACGTTGGGGGGCGTTCCAGATTCTCCCTAAGAGAGATTGCAGTTACCAGTTACGTGGAGTGAATGGGACTTATCGAGATGCCACCAACTTACTGGTCCCGTTGAGTGAGTTCAAGTATCGTTATCCACAAGTCGATTTGACTATTACTGAATTATACAAATACAATCATTTACGGTCAAAAGGTTTGTGGACTATGCGTCCGTGTTGTTGGACAGTCTCCGAAGATGGCAGAACTCTAATTCCCCACTTAGAAGTGATTTGGCGTCCAACGAAGTCGCATCCGGCCTGGCCTGAAGGGCCTCCTTATGCTCATCCCCCATACCAATCCGATTTTGCCAATTCAGATCAAAATAACCAGTGGTTACACTTTAGACCGAGGGACCATCGGCATTTGTCTATCGGATCGGAAAAACCTCGGTGGTCCCCATATAGTTATGTCATATCACGATCCTATAGTGATTCCTGGTCCCAGGACCCCCAATATGTTTGGACTAGAATTTCGGGGGCTAATCCACCTAATGATCCAGAGCATGAAGATTATTGGGACCCTGATTGGGCACCTGGGGTAGGTTATGGTCCTTGGTCAGATGCAAAGTGGTTCCTTGTCCAAGCCAGGCATACACCAACTTCAATCGTCACTTCTCGTGGACTGAGTCCGGTCTCTATATCTAATCTGTGTGACGATCCAGAGAATCCAGATGTTCTAGTAGCTAGTGCTGTTTGGAGGTTGTCTATTGGGGGACCAGGGACTGTGGCATGGCTCAATTATATAGACTTCGATATTGTTGATTGTGACTGCAACTGTTGCTTTGAAGGACTACAACCTCCAATAAAAGTTCCAGAAGATTAAGGGTGTCCAGTGGGCCAATGAAAATATATACGGTACACTTTGGAACATCACCAATCTACAAAAGGTTCTGTACTGTACTAGCTACTAGTGTTAGAGTAAATTCTCCTCATACTCCGTTGACCGTCCATAAGGTACAAGATTGTGACCCAGAAATTACGTCCCGATTGAGGCATGGCCGGACGGGACACGACATTAACAATGCTCTGAAAACTAAGTACCACAACGATATCATCCAATCTGCAAGGAACGGAGAACTCCTTTGCCTGATTGACGTGGATGTTATAGTAACAGGAGATATGAGGGATGTGGAGCAAGAGGGAGAATTTGATCTGGCCGTTACAGTTCGTAGTGGGGGACGGATCAACAGTGGTGTAGTATTCGTCCTGGTGTCTGAGAAAACAAAGGAATGGTATCGACGTTGGTATGAGCTAGTCTTAGTTTTATTGGATGATCCGAAACAACTAAGACAACTCAAATCTAAATATGCCGGGATTAATCAGTCGGCTTTGGAGACGATGCTGTTGGAACCACATGATTTGGTAGTTAAAAAGCTCCCTTGCAATATTTGGAATTGTACTCCTATCTGCTATCCACAATTTAATGAACAAACCAAAGTGGTTCATTTATTGGAGCAAGCTAGAAGGGTTTTTAGTAGAAGGGGAGTAGCTTCTGGTCCCACCCGCAAGGTTATCTCAATCTGGAATGAACTGGAAAGAAGGATAGGGAGATGAATCTTGCCATAATTACCTCTTACTTCAATCCGTGCGGCTTCCAGACAATGCCGCAAAATTTCAATACCTTTATTGAGGGTCTCCAACCTTTTCACGACCGGACATTCGTTGGTGCATTGTACTTTGTAGATGGAGCAGTTACAACTATAAGTGCCCCATCCATCTGTGGATTTGTAGGTACGTTTAAGAACCACTGTATGTTCCAGAAGGAATGCTTGCTAAATTATGCTATGGGGCAAGTACCTGTAGATTACGATGCGATAGCTTGGCTGGATTCAGATATTTTGTTTGGTACAGAGGATTGGGTGGAACAAGCTGAGAAACAGTTAGAACATTACCCAGTCATTCAGTTGTTTGAGCATTGCAAGTTATTAGATAAGGATGGTTCAGTTTTGGGTGTGCGAAATTCGGCAGCTAAATCGAAAGCCTCTAATGGAACAGGATGGGCTTGGGCAGCTAGGAGAGAAATTATTCAGGACGGTTTGTTGGACTGGGCGATCAACGGATCAGGAGATGGCTGGATGGCGGAAGCGTGGTTGAAATTAAGTAGATATCCGAGTGGTCGCTGGCGATTGTCATACCTTTCCAAGCCTATGCGTACTAAATTTAATAGATATGCCACGAAGAATTGGGGATTGGTGAATGGAACGGTGGGGTATATCCCACAGACCATTACACATTTATATCATGGCAGGATGACTGACCGTAAGTATCTACACCGTACTAGGTTATTGAAGCAGTATCAGTTTGACCCAGACCGAGATATTCAGCGGGATGGTCCTATTTATTGTTGGACTAATCCAGAGTCTAGATTAGCACTAGAAATCAAGCAGTGGTTTAGGAGTAGACGAGAGGATGATTAGATGGAGCATCGGGGATCACTATTGGATTATCCAAATCAATTGGTTCCTATGCTTGGCACCAACTCTCCAATAATCTTAGAGATTGGTTGTAATGATGGCTCTGACTCATACCGATTTATCCAATTGTTTCCTCGTATAAGTCTCTACTGCTTTGAACCAGACCCAAGGGCAGTTTTAGAGTGGGAAAAAAAGAATCTTCCTCAATACTTGGAAGAAGGAGGAAGTTGTCATCTACTAAATGTAGCTTTATCGGATCAATCTGGAAAAGCCAAATTTTACCAATCGAGTGGGAAAAAACCAAAGGTATTAAAACGGGATTGGGATTTATCTGGTTCCATCAATGTTCCTACTGGACACTTAGAATTTAGTCCGTGGATAAAGTTTAGTTCTACTATTGAAGTGGAGACTATGACTCTAGACGAGTTCTATGGTCATTATTTAGCTGATCGGGTTATTGACCTAGTTTGGATGGATGTGCAAGGAGCAGAGAGAAAAGTAATTGAGGGAGGAGAGTGGGCTTTGTCCAATACAAAATTTTTCTACACCGAATTTGGGCACTGGAAGAAACCTCTTTATGAGGGACAAATGACGGCAAATGAGACTCAGAATTTCTTGGAACCAGATTGGGAATGTCTAGGAATTTATGAGGGATGTAATCTTTTAATGGCGAATAAGAAATATGGTGAGTAATAGATTAATTTGTGCAATTTGTCCAACCTTTAATCGGCCACAGTGGTTAGGCAGGGCTATTAGAGCTTTTGAAAAACAGACCTATGAGAATAGGTTTTTAGTTATTATTGATGATGCGGGTCAGTATGAAAATCAAAAGGGGGATCGGTGGGAACTCATTTCAATACCAAGACGAGTGCTGTCTTTAGGAGAGAAGCGCAATATTGGAGCATCCTTAGCTCCTAGAGATACCTGGGCTTATGCAGTTTGGGACGATGATGACCTCTATATGCCCTGGCATTTGGAAGCACTTGTGGAGGCCCTTTCCAGAGGATTATTTATTCAACCACGATACGCCATAGATTTCTGGCACAGTCGGTGGGTGCAGGTGGAAACATTTTGCAGGCCAAAACCATTTAGGACCAAAGGTAAGAGGAGACCAAATCGTGGGGGAGGAGATATTCACTCCAACTGGTTTTGTTATCACGGCTGTTGGGGATATACGAGAGATTTATTTACTAGAGTTGGTGGATATAGAAATTTGTTTGCTACCGATGATTGTGACTTTCAGGATCGTCTGATAGCTTTGCGGGTAAGGTCGATTGGGTTTTCTAACAAGTTCAAGCCGAGCTATTTCTATAATAGGCCACTCCTAGACAGAATTAGTGAGAACCAAAAAAGGATCGGCCTTGCTGCGTATTGGAATGATTCCCAAATTCCATATGTAGGAAAGGTCCCCGAGTGGACAGATGAATCAGAGTGGGATAGAGAAATTCCGTCAGAAATAATTCCTAGGCCCTGGTGATACAATGGATTCTCTCGTAATAGACTTTAGTTCGCCAGAAATTCCCTGGTGGATGGTTTCTAGCCTTCGGAACCGATTTCGCTTGGAAAACTTCATAGAAACCGGAACTGGTTACGGGTTGACTGCAGTAGTGGCTGCAAAACTGTTCAAACGAGTATACACAATAGAGTTACTGCCGGAAGTTTACGAACAACAGGTTGGAGAGTTGTTGACAATGAAAAATGTTGAACGACTCTGTGGAGATAGTCGAGATTTATTGAAAGACATTGTAAATAGACTTGACAGTCCTTCGATGTTCTATCTTGATGCTCACTACAATGGAATGGGTGAAAGACGCTCGGATATAGAATGTCCCTTGTTAGATGAACTAGAGATTATCTTTGGGAAACCCATGAGAACGAACTGTATTGTAATTGACAACGTAGGAATGTTTGTCCATCCCCATCCTCCCCACCGCCCGGAGGAGTGGCCCAAGATTGGAGAAATTGGAGAGTTGATCCGTAGTAGATGCCATTCTTCAATCCAGATTTTTTGTGACGTGATGTTAATTACTCCAGTACCTATTTTCACGACTTTATAATGATAACTTTTAGTCGTCTTGGCAGGTACGGTCAATTGGGCAATCAATTATTTCAGGTTTCCCTCCTTCTTGGGGTAGCTGCTAAAACGGGGTATGAAGTTGCAATTCCCAAAAGATTTAGAGGACATAAGAAAAGAGGCCTGGTTGAGTTGGAGCCGTTTGAGATCAAAATTACTGCTCTGCCAATGAGAGTTTCTGGCAGTCGATTTAGAATTTATCGGGAAAATGGATTTCCATTCAACCCACAAGTGTTCACACAGCCAGATTGGACCGATTATCAGGGCTATTTCCAGACGGAGAAGTATTTTGTTCACATCGAGGAAAAAATACGAGAGCAATTTCGTTTCAAGTCAAACATTGTAGATTATGCTTCTCAGTTTGTGTATAAGGAACGCGAAACAGAGAACGTAGTAGCTATTCATGTACGACGGGGCGACTATTTGGACAAACCAGATTTGTTTCACGTTTTGACCCCGGACTATTATAATTGGGCCGTTCATCATCCAAAACTACCTCCCAATAGACAATTCATGGTTTTCTCAGATGATATTCCTTGGTGTACCGAGAATCTGAATCTAACTAGTGATAAAACTACATTTGTTACTTCTCCTTCCCACTGGCACGACTTAGCCATTATGACTTTTTGTGACCATCATATCATCGCAGCTAGTTCATTTTCTTGGTGGGCTGCATGGCTTTCCCACAATCGCAAAAATGTAGTGATCGCACCTAATCCCTGGTTCCCCACAACCAATCAAAGGGGATGGGATGATAGAGATATAGTTCCCGAACGATGGGAAAAGCTCAACGTCTATGGGAACTAACAATGGATATTCTTATCCAAAAACAGATCAAGTTTCACTCAGAGAAAATAACTCACCTTGAAAAAGAATTAGAGGCGAGAACGTCTGCGGGAACGAAACGGATCAATAAAGCAGAAGCCGAATTGCGGTTGGAACTAGATAGAATACGTGAACAAATCCGAGGCCATAAAGAAAAGATTGAAGACCTCAAGCGATCAGCCTAACCTGATGATCTTCCCATGTCCTAGATTTTCACAATCTTGAATATGAGTCACCACAAGGAATTGAATGTTAAGTTCGATTGCAAGTTGCCGGATAAGGTCGAGCACCACCGGACGTAAATCTGGGTGAATGTGCCGGGCAGGCTCATCGAGAATTACCAATCTTCTCAGCTTGGGTACTGAGCTAACAATACAAGCCACTCGCAAAGCCAAGGAGGCTACATCTACTACTCCCCCACCTGCGGCATCCAATGGGTCGATAATCTGACCATTCCGACAGAATACCAACTGAGCCTCGGTCTTATTCCTTTTCTTGGTGAATCGAATTTCAAAGTCGTAGGTATTCTCTCCAAACACTGTTTTTAGTGCTCTGGTCACGACGCTAGCTATCTGACGATGGACTCGATTTTGAATCTCTGCTGCTGCGGTCTGGACTATCTTCTGGGCCTCTTCCAACGCGGCAACCTCTTTTTGCAATCTCTGCCTATTTTGTCTCTCTGTTTTGTACTGCTGAACCGCAGCCTGGTAATTAGTCAGATGCTTGAGAATTGTGTTTTTCCAATTGCTCAAGGTAGATGTTATACTCTCGCTGGAACCGGGCGAATTCCTTGTTGAACTTGCGATCATTTTCTTCCTTCTCTTTTTTCAGTTTGGCTATTAGCTTTTTGGCTGCTTGAATCGAGTTGCAATTAAATTCCTCTTTGAGAGTTTTGAGTAGCTGTTCTCTGGCTCCTCGTTTTTGTTCTCGTTCTCGTTCCAACCTCTCAATTCTTTTTTTCAGCTTGAGGTATTCTACCTCATTTATCATCGCTTCCTCCTTTCTTGTTTTGGAGGAATAGCCTCTCCGGCAGCTTCAAGAAATTTCCAGGTCATTCTCCTATTGCACACCAATCCTTTGAAGTATCTGTAATGGAGTTCACATTGTCCCCTGTGTTGGGCAGGGCGAGTGCATTGTTTTCCCTCTGTCTTCACCAGGCATCTATCCTTTTGCATTTCTAGTCTTCTCAATAATTTCTAGTAAAGCCTTTTTAACATCTGATTTCACCTTGGGATCGTCTAGGTGTTTTTCCAATAGTTCCAAAAAGTCAATAGTGTCCGTACTTAGTTTCTTAAATCCCTCAATCAGTTCTCTTAGATCGGCTTTTTTGGAATTGAATTTTATTTTATCCTCAGCCAGCCATTTATCTTTGCTGGTGTCCAGATAGAGTCGTTGGATGGAACCGTCATCGTGTAGGATTCCAACACTCGGCTTGTAGTTACGCTGGTCTGAGTTGCGGTTGATAATTGATCCACAATTAAAAACTGTGACTCCATCGTGTTCCGTCTGAAAGGCTAGATGATTGTCGCCCGTAACGACGTGGGTATATCTGTAGTGCTTGGCGAGTTTTAGCAGAGAAGTAACATGAGCCGATCTCGGAGCATTCGGAAAACTGGAACTGGCGGTCCAAACATACTGGTGGAGCACGGCAACTTTAATTTGGTCTTTTTGGTAGGGCAATAACTTTATCGGAGAGAGTTTCGATCCGAAAGGAAATCCTACCACAATAAATTTTGTTCCTAATCCTTCAATGGGAAACGGCTTTCCGGTGGGTAAGTCCCACAGGGTGTTAGCTTCTACCAAAGTTTGATAGACACTACGGTGTAGATTGTCGGATGAGTGAAATGGCAGATCATGTTGGCCGGTAACTGAATATGTTTTACTAGGGATGTGGGAAATTGCCCAGTTGATGAGTTCGGCACACTCGTTCCAATGATGTAGGACATCTCCTGCTTGTAGGATGGGGATTTCACGAAGTTTACTTTGAAGTTCTTTAATTTGATCTAACTGACGCTGTTGTGCCTTCAACCAATCTGGTTCCGCTGATCTGGCAATCGGGGGTTTGAGGGACAAATGCCAATCGGCAGTTAATAAGCAAATTGGTTTTCTCATGGTTAATCCGTAGGTCCGAGGTCAAGCATTCGAGTAGCGTCAGCTAAGTCGGGTGGGGTTTCTTCTTCCGGTCCCAATTCTTTTCCAATCAACTGTTCTACCAACTGGGCCGGGGTCAACCTTCGTTTGGCAGCTTCCCGGCGAAGCCGGAGAAAGACCCTTTTATCAACGTAAACTACTGATTTATTTTTACTCGGCACTGTTTTTGTTCGATTTCCAGGTTAGAGGGGCGGGATACTTCTTGGTTATATATACTAATTGATCTCCTTGGATTATTGGGTTTCCTCGACTATCTGACTCGACATAAGTTACTTCTCCGGTCTTTGTATTAAACTCAATAATTCTTTCCTCGATTTCGTTTCCATTACGGTCATAGACCCGGAGAGGGATAAGACCGAGTGCTTCGGCGGTATCAACATTCAGTTTCATTCCACACCCCCCAACTCTATATAAGTTGCTTCCTTTACTTTATTTAAGATGGGATAAGGGTATCCATCCGAGTCAATAGCCAACCATCCATCAGAGCAAGTTAACGTTCCTTCTCTAGTTTCCACAGTAAAAGGTCCATCCATACGGATCATTAAGGTAGCTTGTTTCTTCATGCAACGAATCCATTGTCCGAATGGCAAATTTCCTTTTTTGTATATCATCTCTTTGTACCTCCTATACCGGGGATTTGTTAGTTAGAACTCCACCACAACTCGGGCATCTGCCACCCAACTGAGTCTCAAGACTTTGCCTTCTTCTCTCCAACTCTGTACTGATCTGATTTACCTCTTTTCTCATGCTTCTCTCGGTTGAGATTAGGGCTTCGAGGGTGGAGGTTTGTTGGGATTGTTGTTTGGTTGTGGGCCAATCGGGCAGAGAGGGGAGTGGGGTGAGATGTCGGTCTAGCTGCGACAATTTGTCGTACATGGTTTGGAGCCGTGCTAGCTGGTTGGTCGAATCATGGGCTTGACCCCCGTGCTGGTATGCCGTGTGCGCAACGCTAATGGCCCGCCCAAGCGACGGAAGCTGCTGGTCGTATTGCGAGACGGTCCCCACCGTGCCGGCGAGAGCTTCGACGGTTATAGCGGTTTCCACGATCTCTTTATTTATTTTGTCTATCTTCTCCAATTTAACATTCAGCCGTTTGATGGGATTCAACCGGGCTGCCGTCCCCCGTGCTGTCTCTAATCGCTTCTCCACCACCTCTAACTCAGCTTTTTTATTCCTTAATCTTTTGCTCACCTCTGCCTGTACCCGGTCAATTGCATCCAGATCAACTACACGGTTTAATTCCTTAGCTGCCTCGCCCGGCGTGAGAGAGAACCAAAACAAAGGCTGATGTTGGGATTGAAAATTGATGAGTTCGAGATTGAGTAGTTTCTGGATGGCTGGGGGAACCTCGTGCTTGAAAGCCCAGAACCGTTTGCTGTCCAGTTTATAGAGGTTTGTTTTGCCGGCTTTCCTTGTTACTGTGTGCTCATCAATCTCAGCCGATACCATAGTCTGAGTGGAGCCGTGCCGAATGAAGGCTTTTCCGATGGGTCGGTTGAATGTCAGCCATTTGAATCCACGGATGATTGCCGATTTGCCAGAGTCATTCGGTCCCACTAGAATCGTCAGGTAGCGATCTAGTTTGATCTTGATTAGTTTGTGGTTCTGGTAGTTTTTCAGAGTCAGAAGTTTTAGCATAGATCATCTTCCTAATAATTTCTTTTTCCTCGTCGATGAGTTTCTTTCTGTCCGGGGTTCCACCTCCCAAGATTATGTTCTCCATCTGCTCAGCTACCTTCCTAGCTGCTTTATGAACAATCAATTGATCGAGAGGAATCTTTCCATCACGGTAGTCCTTTAATCTTTGGAGTCGCTTTGGATCGTCCAATCTTGGGGTTAGTTTGTGTCTAACTGTAAATCCTTGATAACTCTTATGGAGATCGTTTTCATCGGAGTGTTCCTTTAGAAGTAGATCCTTAGATTTCCAACTAAATTGTAATTCGTATGTCTTGTCCTTGTGTTCTTTCCACTCCACATTGACGAGAACCATTTTTTCAAAATCAATCTCAGGCTCCAGCAGACGTTCTATCTCCTTTGCATACCGAGCAAGTCGCTCCTTCGATCTGAATATAGCAGGGTTGGAGTAGCGATCCAGAACTGTAATCTGGACTCTAGAATCAGATTCCGAGGTCCCAGAAGTACAAAGGACATTAAGAATTTCCATCTCTTCACATTACGTTTTGTTTGTCCTAGCCATCTGCACCACATCAGAGCGATGGACGGTGGAAAGAAAATTGTCTAGGGTAGTCGAGTAGATAGACATTAGTCTTCTGGCACTGACCTTTTTCTTGTATCGACGAATCTGTTTGGGAGTCATTTTACGGCGTTGTTTGGGGGTGAGTGATGGGAATTGCTTGATCCGGGCCAAGATTCGGGCATGAGGTTTTAATTGGTGAAGTTGCTTTACTAAAGAACGATCCATACTTAGCATCATGTGTCCCGGCATCAATATCAGTGGTTGTCGTCGGTCCCGGCGAACAATCAATAACCAACCCAATGAACCAGCTTGGCGATTGTGTTCACAGCACTCTCGAATCCACCCCTCAATTATACTTTCCCCATCCGGTTTCTCCAACGTATCCAGTAAATCTTGCAGTGATACTTTAGGGTAGCCACGCTTCAATGATACCGTAAAACATCTGAGAAACCATCCTCCCCTCGATCCAGTTACTGCAATGTCTCCTACCTGGGACTTAAGTGCTTTCCCTTTTTTGGACCGGACAGTTGCACGAGCGCCAGAAGAGTGTGTTCGGTAGAAAACGGCGTCATCTTTTCCGTCGGACCACCATAAAGACAAAGTGGCCGAAACTTCTCTTTCCCAACTCGCTCCTTTTTTACTACCTCCTCCGGGTTTCATACCTACTCCTTTTTCTTCCCAAACATGGCATGGATAGTTGTTTTAACCAATTCCATTGACTGATCTTCGTAAAATCCCTCCTCCATGCACCGTTCGTATAAACGTCGCCAGAGGCCGGGCACTTTGTTTAGGATCATGGTTTCAGCCTCATCAAACTCACGAATGTTTCTAACTTGGTCTGGGGTCATTGATTGGTGGCTCCAAAATAGGAAATGTTGGAGGTTTAGAGTCGTAAAGGTTTTTATTAGCCTCCAACTCTTTTAGTGCTTGTAGGCAATCAAACAGTCGTGGGGTGCCGTAGCTGCCGGCAAGTGGCTTGTTTGTACATCCTTGCAATATGTTGTATTTTCTTACTGCTTGGAGGTAATCAGTATATGATCTGTATTTGAAGGCATCGGGAGGGATAGGAGGATACTCTGTCTGCGGTTTCTTCCTTCTACATTTGGTCTTTTTGGGCTTCATTTTGGAAACTCCCTATATTCAATATCAGTTTCTAACGTCCTAATTCCAAGCTCCCTCAACACTCGTCCCCACTGCAAATCTCCATCCGGTTTGATTTTGATAGGTTTCAACCCATCAAACGGTAATCTGACCAATGGTAGATTTCGCCTTTTGATTGCAATTCCTTCTTGAGACAAAATTTTATGGTATTTTTTTGACCCCTCGCTCAGTGTGAGGTTTATAAACTTGATGGCTGTCTTTTCTCCAATTCCTGGGATTCCTTTAACTCCGTCTGTGGGGCACCCAGATAGTGCTTTTACTACCGCCCAGTCCCAAGGATCAATTTCGTAGATTTTGCGGAACCTCTGTAATGTCCATAGAAATTTCTTCCTCGGATCATATAATTTTACCTGGGTGCCGAGACATTGTAATAAATCCGAATCAGTGGAAATGATTATGGCCCGTTCGTTCTCCTGAAGGTTTTGACAAATGTGAGCGATCAAATCATCTGCCTCATAGCCCGGTACACGAAAGATGTTCTGAAAACCAACCAATTGTAAGTATTTGGTTCGTAGCCCTTTGATCTGCTGCCGTAAATCCCATAGAGCAGCAATTTGGTTTTGAGTAAGATTTTGATGAGTGTGACGACGTTTCTTATAGTCTGGATAGAGTCGTTTGCGTTTTGATTGTTTACTATCAAAGCAGAATACGTTGGTAGCCGGACCAAATTGCCCCTCTAGTTGGAGAACAGTACCAAAAAATCCGAATAGGACTCCAGTGGGAGTGTTGTTATAACTCAACCCTCCTGTAGAGTAAAAAGCCCTCCAACAGAGTGAGTGGGTGTCGTGTAAAATAAACTGTTTCAATTTCATACTACGTGGGTCCATACCTTGTTTCTAACTATGAGGGAAACTAAGTTTTGGGATACCCCAAATCTTCTTCCTAGTCGCATCTGAGTATATTTTCCGGCAGTATGCAAGGTTTTTATTTTTTTAACCTTTCCTTCTGTTAGCTTATGATAGGCCCTTCTTCCGTTTTTGAGTGCATCTTTAGAATTTTGCTCTTGGGTTCCCCACCGAAGATTCTGCACACAGTTATTTGTTGAATTGTCGTCTAGGTGTCTTGTTTGCATCCCCATAGGACATGGACCAACAAATGCCCACAGAACAAGATGATGAACATAATACCTTCTTCCTGTTTGGCCTGGTTTTATCAGACTTACACATAAGTGTCCTTTTCCTCGGCCACAATACGACGGTTTAAGTATTCTTGGTTGAACTACTCGATATCCTCTTCTATTTCTTACCCTCCTCCTAACCGATTTAATTCTTCCATAGTTTGACACCCTGTAATGCCCAATAAAGGATTCTTTGTTTCCTTTGTAATAGATTATAACCCACTTCCAGATTTCTTTAGTAGTAGTTTTCAAATTGTGGGCATCAATCAGTATGAGATTACGTAGTTTCATACCCTAAGACTTGTCGGGATGATTGACTGTCTCTTTAC